CTTCCGACAGGAGATACTTGGGCCTATCTTGTTCAGTATTCAGCAGGAGCAGAAGGATGGAATTGCATTACGACTGACACCATTATTTTCTATTCTCAAAGTTATAGCTACAAAGCAATGGTTCAGGCAGCTGGTAGAATAGATAGACTAAATACGCCATTCGTCGATTTATATTATTACCACATCGTTAGTATGAGTAAAATAGATTTGGCAATCGCTAGAGCACTACGAAACAAAAAGAGCTTTAATGAGAGCGCTTTCTTAAAAAGTCTTTATTGATATTCTTTCAAAATTTGGCCCTCGCGTGAAAAACATGGACTGATATGGAGAGAGAGTGCTTTTAGCATTCTTTGATATTTTTCAATTCTCCAAGCAGAACTGCAGGGAACGGTTACTTCGAATTTGGGATTTGACATTGTACCGTTCTCGCTTTTTGTCTGCTTCTTTAACAAACCGAACATGGTTTGTTATTTTTTTCTTAGAAAGGATGTTTTTCCATTGACTAAAGAAAGTCAGTACCAAGCTAAACTTAAAAAAAAGCTTATGGCTATGTTCCCTGGATGCATAGTTATGAAAAATGATCCTAATTACATTCAGGGAATTCCAGATTTGACAGTTTTATGGAAAAACAAATGGGCCTTATTAGAATGCAAAATAGAAAGCGAAGCTCATAAACAACCGAATCAGCAATATTACATTGACAAAGGAAAGCAGATGTCTTTTGCTGCTTTTATTTGTCCCGAAAATGAGGAGGAAGTTTTAAATGATCTTCAACAAGCATTCAGAGCTTGAAGGACGACACGCTATATTAAGCCCGAGTAAACATTATTGGCTTAATTATGATGATGAAGGATTACTAAAATCATATGCTTCTAGTTTTGCTACGGATATTGGGACACTAGTTCATGAGTATGCTTGCGATAGAATAAAATATCGCTTACCCCTTGATTCAGAAAACGACGAAGCTAAAAATGGTTTGCTACTCCATTTAATGAAAAACGGTATTCCGTTTAGAGTTATAGACTTGGATCGAATATTTGATATTTTAGTGCCATATGTAAACGACTGCATTGGTTTTAAAATGGATAGTGAAGTGGTTCTTAAATATTCAGATCTTTGTTTTGGCACGGCAGACGCTATTGGCGTTAGAAGAAATTGGCTTAGGATATTTGATTTAAAAACTGGTGTCACTCCTGCACACATGGACCAGTTATTATGCTATGCCGGTTTGTTCTTTTTAGAATACAAAAGGGATTTTCATCCTGACTCCATGAAGGTCGAGCTTAGACTTTATCATAGTCAAGAAATAAAAGTGTGCAATCCAACAACAGAAGATATTAAAACGACTATGAAAAAGATAGTTCATGGAAATTCTGTGCTAACAAAGAATATGATGGAGGGAATCTGATATGCAAGAATGGGACCATAATGAGGTTTATCTTGATGAGATATATTTAGAAGACGATGCTTATCTCGAACACTATGGCACTCCTCGTCATTCTGGTAGATATCCTTGGGGTTCTGGCGATAATCCTTATCAAAGGCATGAAGATTTTCTGGCTAATGTTCAGAAATTAAAGGACAAAGGCCTAACTGAAAAAGAAATAGCCAAAAGCATGGATATGACTACTTCTGTTCTTCGTGCTAAGATATCTTATGCATCAGATACTCTTCGTAGAGAACGAGCAGCTATGGCTATGAAGCTTAAAGAAAAAGGATATTCTAATCCGGCCATTGCTAAAAGAATGGGTTTGCCAAATGAGAGCTCAGTTCGCTCATTATTAAAAGAAAAAAGCGATTTAAGAGCTAAGCAAACAGAAGATTTAATGAATGTTCTTAAAAACACCGTTGAAGAAAAGAAATATGTTGATGTCGGTGGTGGTACAGAACTCAGATTAAATGTAAGCGAACAAAAATTGAAGAATGTTTGTATTTTACTTCAGGATGAAGGATATAAAATTACGACATTTAAAACTCAGCAAGCAGGAACCCCATATAAGACAACAATAAAAGTGCTTACTAAAGCTGATGTTCCGAGGAGTGAAATAAATCAGCATAGAGCGGATCTTGCTATTCCTAACTATTATTCAGAAGATCATGGATATTCTATACGAGAGATCGAAAAACCAATAGCCATTGATGGAAAAAGGGTATTAGTCAGGTATGGCGAAGAGGGCGGAAAAGAAAGAGACGGCACAATCGAGCTTAGAAGAGGTGTCGCCGATTTGGATTTGCATAATGCATTATACGCTCAAGTACGAATTGGTGTAAAACAGGATCCTAATGCCACTGAGCCAACACATTATTTAAAAGGAATGGCTCTATATTCCCCAGACGAAAGCAAAATGCCGCCTGGCGTTGATATTATCTTCAATACCAATAAGCCCAAAGGCACAGCTGTATTTGGAGAATCTTCGGATACATCTGTTTTAAAGCCTATTAAAGCTAGTGCTGATCCAGATAATCCATTTGGCGCTACTATTAAGAAGGACACGGAGCTTATTCGTGCTCAAAGGCACTATATTGGAGAAGACGGAAAAGAGCATTTATCAGCATTAAACATTGTTAATGAGGAAGGAAACTGGGGCGATTGGGCAAAAACCCTTTCTAGTCAGTTTTTAGGAAAACAACAGCCTACATTAATTCGCTCACAGTTGAAAGAAGCATATGATATTCGTAAAGAAGCATTCGACGAGATAGGCTTAATGACTAATCCAGCTGTTAGAAAGAAGCTATATTCTAGTTTCGCTGACGATTGCGATGCTGCGGCGGTTCATTTAAAAGGCGCATCTATGCCGAGACAACGTTCTCAGGTTATTTTGCCAATGCCTTGGTTAAAAGAGAACGAATGCTATGCTCCAAATTATAGAGATGGTGAGTCTGTTGTTCTTATTAGATATCCTCATTCTGGACTATTTGAAATTCCAGAGTTAACCGTTAACAATAGAGATGAAAAAGCTCGATCTATTTTAAAGAGACCTGATGGAACAGATGCTATGGATGCTATTGGCATTCATCCATCTGCTGCTCAGAAGCTTTCAGGTGCTGATTTTGACGGAGATTCAGTTCTTGTTATTCCTAATGATAGCCATAGAATACAGACTAGACCATTAATGGAGTCATTAAAGAACTTTGAACCCGACATGTATCAACTTCCACCGGATGCTCCTAAGGTTGACAAGGATCATGGATTTAACAAGCAGCTTGAAATGGGCCTTGTATCTAATTTAATAACCGATATGACCATTAAAGGCGCTGATTCTGAAGAGATCGCAAGAGCCGTTAAGCATTCTATGGTTATTATCGATGCCGAAAAGCATCATTTGGATTGGCGTAAGTCTTATGAGGATAATGGGATAGCCGAATTAAAGACTATTTATCAAGGCGGTCCTAGAAGCGGTGCGTCTACATTAATGTCAAGAGCGAGTGGCGAAGCACATCCTTATGAACGTAAGTTATTAACCAACCCTAGTAAGATGACGCCTGAGCAAAGAGAGCGTTATTTCAATGGCGAGAAGATTTATATTGAAACTGGAAGGACCAGAATCAATAAGCATGGTAAAGAAGAGAGGATAAAGATCACATCTACAAAGATGGCAGAGACAGATGACGCATTTACCTTATCTTCTGGAACCATACAAGAAACAATTTATGCTAATTTTGCCAATCGTCTTAAGAATTTGGCAAACGAAGCTCGTAAGATGGCTCTTTTAACGAAGCCTGACGCATATTCTCCATCAGCTAAGAAAGCATATGCATTAGAGGTGGATTCTCTTAACAAAAAGCTATATTTAGCAGAGCTTAATAGACCCCTTGAAAGAAAAGCTCAGTTATTAATGGCGCAAAAGCTTAAGACATATATTCAAGAGAACCCTGATGCGGATAATGACGAGATTAAAAAGATGCGTGGCCGCTTCATAAAGGATGCTAGAGAGGCTGTAGGTGCTAAGAAGACACCTGTCGATATTTCAGAAAGAGAATGGGAAGCCATTCAAGCGCATGCAGTGTCTTATAATACTTTAACTAAGATCTTAAACAATAGTGACATGGATCAAATTAAGCAGCTGTCTATGCCTAGATCCAGCCCAATAATGTCACCTGCTAAGATCACAAGAGCTCGGAACATGCTTAAACAGGGTAGAACCACAGCAGAAGTTGCTGAAGCACTTGATGTGTCTGTGACTTCTCTGCAAAAAGCATTGCTTTAAGCTCAAAGCTTCTTAGAAAGGAGATATTTGAATGGACGTCAACTATGAAATTGCTTTGAGCACGTCTGACAACCCGTACAATCCGTTGACAGATTATGATAATTGGGAAGCATATGATCGACAAATGGGCTATAACACATCAGACTATTTAGCTAGAATTGTTAGAACTTCTCACCAGTTTGGTGATGAAGCATATGCTAAAGACATAGAGCAAGCGATTGATGAAATTGTCCTGCTTAACCTCATTTCGTGGACACATGATGGCATCTCTTATGTAAAAATTGTTGGCTCAGATAGCAAAAATCAATAATAAAACATAAACATAAACATAAATTTAATTTGGAACCCCGGGGGGTAGGCCCTTAAACCAGCCCCCCGGCCTTCCAT